CGCCCGCCAGACCGCCCCCGCCGGCAGCGGCAGCGGCAGCTCCGCGCCCGGCGCGACCTGCGCCCGCCGCAGGCAGTCCACGCACCCGTCCGCCGCCGGCCCGCCCGGCTGCCGGAGCCGCAGCAGGACGCGCTCCCCGCCGCCGCGCCGCGCGAGGATCACGACCGCCGTCGCGGCCTCGGAGCGCTCCGCGCCGCCCCCGGCCGGCAGCACGGCCCCCGTCGCGCAGATGTCCGCCGGGACGGGCGCGTCCCCGTCCGGGCTCCCGATCCGGTGGCGCGCCCAGCCGTAGACCTCGTGCTCGGGCAGGTAGGTGAAGGAGACGAGCGAGCCGTCCTCCAGCACCATCCAGAGCACCCCGTCCGGCCAGGCCTGCCAGGCCATCTGCCTCACGCCCGCCGCCCGCGTCAGGTGCCGCGCCAGCACCGAGCGGTCGACCGCGACGTGCGCGTCCTCGGCGAAGCTGTAGCGCATCTCCAGGAGCGTCCGGTCGTCCGCCGCGGTGAAGAGCACCGCCGCACCGGTGTCCAGCGGCAGCGCCGCGCCCGCCCCGTGCGGGTTCACCTTCTCGATCCGGCAGGTCCGCGCCGAGAAGCCCTCCCCGCCGGAGTGGACGGCGTACGCGCCGTCCGCCGTCAGCAGCAGCAGGCGGTTCCCGGACACCGTGTGCCGGATGTCGCTCGCCCGCATGGCCGGGACCGTCACCCGGAACGGGTCCATGTCGTCCGCCGGGCGGTTCGCCGTCCACGTGTAGAGGTCGGCCAGGCGCGAGAACCAGAGCGTCCAGGGCGAGGCCGCGCTGCCCGCCAGCACCTGCCTCTGCTGCCAGAAGTCCAGGATGCCGTACCCCCCGGCGTCGTCGCCCTCCCTGATGCTGGTCTGCTTCCCGATCGCCTCGCTGGGCGCGATGTTGTCGTCCTCGAACATGACGAACGAGCCGCCGCCCGCCCTGTCCCCCTCCGTGACCTCGTGGGATCCGATCTCGCCGTACGCGCCGCCGCGTTTCTTGCAGAGGATCCACGTGTCGCCGACCGCCGCCGCCGGGATCGAAGCCCGGCCGATCGCGAACCGCACCGACGCGCCGGCCTCCCAGACCTTCGTGACGACGACGGCCTTCCCCTCGAAAAGTTTTTTGCGCTGGCCCGCCGCGTTCCGCGCCCAGACCCCGTAATACAGCAACTTGTTCTTGCTCTCCGTCTCCGGGTTGTAGCTGTCCCACGCCGCCAGCGTGGCCGTGAACGCCGACGCCGCCACGGAGTAGGCCGGCGGGCTGTCCACGGTCTCGGGCAGCACGGCCCAGGATCCGTCCTGCGCGTGGCGCACCATGCGCAGCGGCAGGCGCCCCGGGGCCGAGCAGAAGAGCGTGTCGCCGACCTGCCGCGCGCGCATGGCCGCCACGTCCACGTCATTCCAACCCGCGAAGGCGAACGCCCTGTCGAAGGCGAACAGCGGCGAGGCCTGGTAGACGCGGACGGATCCCGCCGTGATCAGCAGGACGAACGAGAGCGACATGTCGTAGAAGAACGGGAAGAGCCTCACCGCCTGCCCCGCCCCGAACCCGGCGGGGACGTCCAGCGCCTCCGTGCCCGGCCGCTTCACGGCCGACCCCGTGCGGCGCGGGTACATGTTGGGCATCGCCGCCGCGGCCTGCCCGTAGGCCCGCAGGTCGGAGCGCATGTGCAGCTCCGGGGCCAGCTCCCCCGCCGCGAAACCCATGCAGACCTGACGCGTCACGAGCCGTCCTCCCCGCCCGCGCCGCCGCGCCGGGCGGCCGCGTAGCGGTCAGGCGCGCCGGGCGGCCGCAGCGCCTGCGCGTGCCGCGCCCGCGCCTCCGAGAGCGCATGGCGCGCGGCGGCGCGGGCGTCCTCGGCGGTCCGGCGCTGCCCGGTGAGCGGCAGCGCGATCCGCGCCGCCAGCTCCGCCGAGACCGCCTCCGCCACGCCGGCCGGCCAGGATTCCGCGTCCTCGCCGTCCTCGACATGACGCAGGCAGACCGGCGAGACGCGCGCGGCCAGGCAGCCGCCGTCCGCCTCCAGCGCGGCCGGGCGCCCGGAGGCGTCCAGCGCCTCGTAGCGCAGCCAGCAGTCCGGCGGAAAGGCGTGGAGGAACCGGCCCGCCCCGTCCGGCGTCCCGCGCAGCGGCCCCAGCGTCTTCGCCAGCCCGGGCCAGAACGCCGCCCCCAGCACGGCCCGCCGCGCCACCGGCCACCACAGCTCGCACAGCCGCGCCTCTTTGCACGCATCCGCCGCCGACGCGAGCGTCCGCTCGTGCCCCAGCCCCGAGAGCGCCGTGTTGAAGATGCCCAGCTTGTCCATGTCCCCTCCTATTGCGCCCTCTCGGTGTAGCCGCTCTCGGTCACGACCACGGGCAGCCCGACGGAATTTCCGGTGAACCCTCGCAACTTGAGCGCGGCCCACATGTCGGCGAGGTTCGACTTGTCGGCGGTGTCGATGATCTCGACATCGGGGTGGGCGGCTTTGTAATTGCGACACCTGAGGCAGGCGGACGTGCCGTAGACGCCTTCCCCGCCCGGGCCCGGTTCTCCGTCGTAGCCGTCAGCGACATAAACGGTCTCCGCGGCAGGCTGTGTTCGTGGAACGGCCACGGAAGAATCATCGGTTGCCGCTCCGCCGGCGGGAACCCCCTTCGCGCGGGCCACGACCTCGCCCACGGCGATCAGCCCGTCGATCAGCTTGCCGCTGGACTGGCTGCCGGTGGACTGGTCGAGGATGATTTCGTAGTAGTCGTTGGTGTCCGCCGTGCTCCAGCGCGTGACGTTCAGGCCGGAGAGCGCCTGCGTCGAATCCAACCCCCACGAGATCGCCGAGAGCTTCGGCGTATAGACGGCGGTGCAGCCGCAGACAAACATCGCCGCCGCCAATGGAATCACCATCGCTTTCTTCATTTCACGCCTCCTTTTCCAGACGCTGCAGGATTTCATTCTCAAAGGCGGAGAGGACGCTCTGCGAGGGGGCCTTCTCCTCGAACAGGGTGAAATCATCCGCCGCTTGCGTGAGCGTCTGCACGGCGAGCCGGGCGATCTCGGCGCGGGTCAGACCGCCTGCGCCGGCCTTGGCCCTCGCCTCGCCGATCGCTTTCCGGAGCGGCTCCTGGAGGTACGTCCAGAACTCGTTCACGATGTCGTTCCGCGACACCCGGCTTTTCAGCCAGCGCACGAAGAACACCAGCAGCACGGCCACCAGTGACACCAGCAGTTGCTGCATTTCTTGATTTTTCAACAGTTCGTTCATGACTCGTTCCTTTCTGTTTTCCGCAAATCATTTGAGCCAGACCGCGACGGCCACCGAAGCGGCCGCCGAGACTGCCGTTGCGATCCCGACCACCTTCCACTGCCACCGCTCGAGCGACCGCAGCCTGTCCTCGTGGTCGTCCTGCGCCTCCTTCGCGTTTTTCATCATCGCCTTGATCGCCGCCACGTCCTCGCCGATCGTCCGCAGGCGCTGGAAGATCTCCGCGTTATCCTTGTCGCTCATTTTTAAATCCCCTTATGGCGCCATCACCCTCACGGCGCGATCTCTTCCGGCGTCGCGGCCGACCAGCGCATGACCGGGTACTGGCGGACGTCGGAGGCCGCCGCGGACGTGCCGAGCGACCGGACCCAGAGCTTGACCAGGGGGTCGTACTCCGGGCTGCCGAAATGTCCGGCGGCGGCGGCCGGGCTGAAAGTGAACGTGACGCGGCGCCTGTCGTCCCATGCCGAGGCGTTGACCGTGCCGGAACCCAGCACGAACGACGAGACGGGATTGTAGAAGTTGTTCAGGCCCGCGGCTGCGAGATAGAAGACATACTCAAAGGGGGTGTTGGCCGATAAGACGGCCGACCCGGTGATATGCCCCGGCCCGGCGAAGACGCCCGCGGAATACACCCAGCCGCACGACGTGCCCGCGGCGTTCGTGGTCGCGGACTGGGCGTAGTAGCCGTTGACGTTGATCGTGCCGTACAGCGGCGTCGTCAAATGCCACACGCGGTTCGTCGTGAGCCCGGCGACCGCGGCGCCCACCGCCGCGACGGCCTCGCGGATGTCCGGGTGGGCGGCGGGGTCGGCGTCGTGGGCGGTGACGGCCGCCGGCAGGACGGTCCGCGCGAATTCGTTGGTCGAGCGTGCCACCTCGTCGGCGAAGGCGTAGCCCAGATCGGTGTTGTCTTGCTGGGTCATCATGTACAGGCCGCCCATGGCCTGGTTCACCTCGTTGCGCAGGCTGTCGATGGCGGCGGCCGTCTCCCCGCTCGTGGCGAGGGTTCCGCCGGCCTCCGGGAAAAGGAGGTCTCCTGCCGCGCTGCGCAGGACGCCGCCGGCGGTGTATTCCGTGGGGCCGTGCGGGGTGGGGATTGAGAGCGACCATCCCGCCGCCGTCTGCTGCGGCTGGTCGCGCCGGAGGTAGGGGGTCTGGTCGGGCGGCGGCGGGATGGCGGCTATGGCGGCGTCGACATGGTTCGAGAGCGCGGCGTCGCCGCTGAGCCGCGCCTGGACCTCGCCCTGCAGTGCGGTCGCAAAGGCATTGCTCTGGGCCTGCAGGTCGGGCCGCCATGCGTCGTCGAACGGGATCAGGACGGTGGCGGAGGTGTAATTGGTGGTGACGGTGAGACTTCCCAGAAAGGCATAAGACGTGTTCCCCTCTTTGCGCATCATGATGACACGGCTTCCCGTCCCCGCGGAACGGGTGAGCGTCCCAGTGGATGGTTGGGCGACCTCCGTCCATGTCGCGCCGCCGTCCAGCGAGACCCACGCCGCATCCGTCTCCTGAGCCAAAACCGCTGTGCCGCCGCGCAGTTCCGTGATAGTGTAAGCATTTGTCGAGGAGGGGAGCGTCCATGGATTCCACATCGCCCCGCCGTCATTGGAGGCCAACAGTTCGCCGGATTCTTCCTGCGCGATGAACAGCCCCGCTATGTTGCGTATCTGCCTGATAGGGGACGCGAATGTGTGAAGCTGCTCACTGGTCTGCGGGAAAAAACCCGTCCTGATGAACAACCGGGTGTCAGGGACGTAGCGGAAGAAAGAAAAACCATCGAAAAAGCAGTGGTCGGTTCGTAGTGTGTCGTTAAAATTGCCGTACCCCGAACTCCAGTCCTTTAAGTTGTCCGAATAATAGAGTATGCCGCCTGTTGAATTTAAGCCTCTCGTGGCCAATGCGAATCCGTTTGCCATAGACGCGGCAGTGACGGGCTTGTTAAATAAATTTTGTGGTTGGTGCCATGTCACCCCCTCGTCTTCGCTGAATGTGATTTGACTGAATATGACGGCCCAGACGGAGTTAGACCAGCCGTTTGAAGTGTTCGGCATGTACACAAGCGACTCCGTGTTGACAGGGAGATCGCCCCTCCGTGTCCAATCCACGGCGTTGGACGACCAATACAATCCTGGCTGCGCAGCGCCGGCACCTGCAACACCGTAAAAAAAACCACCATCCGCCGCTGCCAGGACGTGCCCTGAATTCGGCGCCCACGTTTGATCCGCGCCGAGCGTGACCTGTTCCCATGCCATTGTCGGCATCGGCGTCGGCGTCAGCGTCGTGACCGCCAGGTTCGTCTGCGTGAGGTGCGCCCAGCGCAGCGGCGTGTCGGGCTGGTAGAGCCGCACGGTCGCGTTGGTCTGCTGCACGAGCGTGTCCCACTGCGCCCAGCCGTTCGTCCGCGCGTCGATGCCGGCGGTGATCCGGGCGTCGAGGTCGGCCAGCGCCGCGAGGGCGGTCGCGTTCGTGGCGGTGATCGCGTCGAGCATCTGCTGGGTGATGACCAGCACGTCGGCGTTGGTCACGACGTGCGCCGACGCGGGCAGGCTCCCGAGGCGCGCGGTCTGCGCGGCCGCGCCGCACGCGGCGAGCAGGACGGCGGCGATGGTTGTTCTCTTCATTTTCTATCCTTTCAGGATCTGGATGACTTGGTTCAGTTTCAGGCTCAACGCGTCCAGCGTGGCCGCGTCGATGTTGACGGCGGCCACCTGCCGGAACGCCTCCCGCAGCGAGCCGAGGGCGGCGTCCGCCGGGATCAGCGACGGGTCGAGCGTGCCGTCCGCGCGGGTCGCGATCACGCGCCCGCCGTTGCCCGCGCCGCCCGCGACGGCCGCGGAGACGATGGCGATCCGCGCGGCCGCCGGGTCCCAGACGGCGTAGCCCAGCAGCGCGCTCCCCGGCTGGACGGCGAGCCGCCCGCCGGCGAGGACGAGGGTGTCGGCGTCCTGCGCCACGCCCACGTGCAGCGCGATCCCCGCCGCCGGCGGCGTCTGCGCGAGCGCCTGCCCCGAGTGCGGCAGCCAGTAGGCCGCCCCCGGCGTCAGGCCCCAGCCCGCGACGCGCGCCGCGCCCCAGCGGGCGACGCGCACCGGGTCGCCGGCGGCGGCGGCGTTGAGCGCGATGCCGATGAACCGGTTGTGGTCGGCCGCCGCGCACGGGTGGACCATCCCGCCGGACAGCCTGAGCGGGCATCCCGCTTCCACCGCGACCGCGGCGGGCGCGGTCAGCGGGCCGCCGGATGGCGGGTGGCCGTCCGCCCCCTCGCCCTCGCCGCAGGAATTGATGATCTTGAGGCACCCGGCCCCGAGCAGGTTTCCGTCCGCGTCCTTGACCTCGAACGTGAAGTCGCGGCAGACGCCGACGGGCAGGAGGGAGAAGTAGGCGACGGTGCCGGCCGCGCGCGTGTCGGTCTCGCACGAGCCGCCCGCGACCGGCCACTCGTCGACGCGCGCCCCGTCGTCCTGCCGGTGCAGGCACACCGTGCCCGCCTCCAGCGGCGTCCCGTCCGCCGCCGCGACGCCGACGGTCTCGACGCTCAACAGCCCGAGCGTCGCGTCCATCTTCGCGCTTTTCCTCGCCACGTTGTAGGTGATCGTCGCCATGTCCGCCCCCTTTTTTATTATTTCCCGCCCGTGCCGCCGCCTTGCGGGTTCAGCCCCGCCGTGCCGCCGAACGCCCGGTCGAAGAGATCGGCCAACGCGTCGCCGGACGCGGCGTCCGCGCCCGCGAAGCCGGCGGTGGAAAGCTTCGCCCGCGCCTGCTCCTCCGTCAGGCCGTTGCGCAGCTTATTCGGCTTACTCGGCTCGTTCGGCTTATTCGGCGGCCCGCCGCCCGCCGCCTTGTCCGCGCGGTCGAAATGCGCGGCGAGCGTGGCGCGCTGGTCTTTGGTCAGCGCGCCCTCGTCCGCCACCTCCACCGTGCCGCCAGGAGGGACCGCCTCGCCCCGGAAATGGGTGCGCACGTGCCCCGGCTTGAGTGTGTAGACAGGCATGGGACCTCCTTACAGCCGGACTTCGTTGGACGGGGTGATCCCGGCCAGGATCTTCCCCGCGCCCGTGAACGCCCCGGTCACGGTGTAATCCAGCCGCACGTAGCGCTTGAGCCCGGCCGGGAGCGGCTGCGGCGGCACGATCCAGGAATCGGCCTGGATCTGCACCAGCGTCCGCGCCGGGTACGTCGCGAGGGTCTCCCACGCCGCGTTGTCCGCGCTGGTCTGGAAAGCCGCCTGGATGCTGGTGCCGCCGGCGACCGCGCCGCCGTCGATCTTGGCCAGCACGTTGAGCCTGCGGGACAGGTCGTCGCCGTTGTCCAGCAGGTCCAGCACATGCTCGCTCGCCGCCGTCGCGACGGCCTGAGACTCACTGAAAAGCAGGAGTTTGTCAAACTGCATGATGTTTCTCCTTAGACTGTTCTCTTTTAAAAACCGTCCGCCCCGGCTTCGCGCCGCGGCGGCCTTACACCGCGGCGGCCACCGCCTCCTCGTTGACCTCCAGGCAGTCCAGCTTGCGCACGGGGATCCCCGAGAAGATCAAGACCTCCTCGCCGCCGATGTCCTTCCACTCGAACGACGTGGACAGCTTCTGCCGGCGGGCCTTCACCGCCAGCCACTCGTAGACGCTCTCGGGCATGTAGAAGACCAGCCGCACGCCCTTGTTGCGGCAGCGGATCTTGAGCTTGAGCATGTCCTCGCCGATGTCCTTGTCCAACGTCACGAGGTTGTTGCTCTCGACGTTGCAGATCCGCCCGCAGCACCGGAAATCCTTGACCGTGAGGCCGACCTTCCAGGTGAAGAACTGCTCGTACACCTCGCGCCGCGCGCCGTCCGCGTCCGAGAGCGTGTTCTCCTTCACCGGCCCGCGCTGGAGCCCGCCCTTCGACCCGCGCGGGTAGTGCAGGTACGCGCCCGTGCGGCCCCAGCCGACCAGGTAGATCGACCGCAGGTGCGAGTTGTCCGGCGTGCCCGAGCGCGCGGAAGACTGGATGCAGTAGTGCGACGAGAGCTTGGTGTCCGCGCCGCCGTGGGCGTTGTAGATCAGCGCCAGTCCGTTGAACTTCTTCGCGTTGACCTTGACGTTGCCGTAGAAGACCGCGTCCGTGACCTCGTTGCCCATCGTCTCCGCGTGGTCGAACGCCTCGTCCAGCATCTCGTCCGCCTTGTTCGGCGAGTCGTCCATCAGGTCCTTGTCCACCTGGATCAGGCTCTTGCAGGTGCCGCTCGCGTTCACCACCTGCTTCTTGCTGCCCTTGCTCGGCTGGACGCCCTCGTAGTACGCCGTCCACGCCGCCGCGGACAGGCCCGTGCGGATCGTCGTCTTGTCGCCCTCCGTGCCGTTGGCCTCCTTGACCACGGCGTCGCTGAGCAGGTCGGCGTTCGCCTCCAACACCAGCTCCACGATCTCCTTGTCGAAACTCCCGTCCGCCTTGAGGCCCGCGTGCAGATCCCGCAGCGTCGGGTTCCTCGTTCCTTTGACCGCCATAACCTAACCTCCTTTTTCCCCTTCCGCCCCGTCGGCGACACGCCGCCGGGAAATCACTTCTTCCGCCCGATCCCGCCGTACATGCGCGCGGCCAGGCTCTTCTCCTCCGCGCCGCCCGCGCGGCCGCCCGCCGCGTTGTCCGCCGCGGTCCCGCGCCCCACGCGGGCCAGCGCCTCGACGATGTCCGGGTCGCTCCCGAACGCCTCCACCGCCGCGAGCCGCTGGAAAAGCTCCTTCCCGAACACCGCCGCGCCGCCGCGCCGGGCCTCCGCCGCGAAACGCGGCAGGTCGGCCTTGAAGCGCTCTTTGCAGCGCTCCCGCATTCCGTCCAGCAGGTCGCGCTCCGCCTTCCGCGCCGCCGCGAACTGCGCGGAGACATGCTTCGCGTAGGCCCCGGCGATCTCGCCCGCCGCCGCGTCCGAGACCTTGTGTTTCATCAGGACGGGGACGACCGCCCTCACCGCGTCCGCGTCCCACGCGGGCAGGGTGCCGTCGCCCGCCCCGTCCGCCGCGAAGCCCTCCGCCGGCCTGATCTTCGCCGCGTAGGCGTCGACCTCCTCCGCGGTCGGCCCCGCGCCGTCTCCGCCTTCTCCGCCTTTGCCGTCCTTGCCGCCGCCGCCCTTGCCCCCCGCGCTGTCATCTGCGCCGTCGAGGATGCTCTTGCCTCCCGCGCCCTTGCCGCCTCCTCCGTCGCCGCCCTTGCCCCCCGCGCTGTCATCTGCGCCGTCGAGGATGCTCTTGCCTCCCTTGCCGCCCGCGTCGTCACCCGCGCTGCCGCCGTCGCCCGCGCTGCCCGCGCCGCCTCCGCCGCCGCCCGCGTCTCCGCCTCCTCCGCCGCCGTCGCCCGCCTCGTCCATCAGGAACCACCCGTTCATCTTTCTCGCGTTCATTGTCAGTCTCCTTTCCCGCCGGCGGCTTCCGCCGCCCGGATCTCCTCGTTCCACCTGGCCGTCAGGGCCGTGTTCTCGCGCATGGCCTCCGCCATCCGTTCCGGCGCGCAGCGGTTGCAGAACCCCAGCAGGTCCGCCGCTCCGTCGCGCCGCCCGCACGCGTACGCCAGCCGCACCGCGTCGCCGTCCGCGCAGCCCGTGCGCGACCAGACGCCGCTCTTCGCGAGCGCGGCCATCACCAGCCGCCTTCCCGCGGGCGTGGCCAGCACGGTCCGCGCGTCCTCCTCCTGCTGCCGCGCCCGCTCCCGCGCCTGCCGCGCCAGCACCTCCCGCACCCTGTCCTGGTTCACAGCAGCCCTCCCCCCGTGCGTCCCGCCGCGCCGGCCAGCGCCTCCAGCGCCGTGCCGTCCCCGGCGGGTGTCTCGCTGAGCTTTTTCGCGGCGTCGGCGTAGCCGGGCGCCTGGCGGCCCGCCTCCGCCAACGCCGCCGCCTGCCTTTCCCTCTCCAGGTCGCGGGCCGCTCTCGCCCGCAGCTTCTCCACATCCTTGTCGGAACGGATCACCGAGCCGGGGACGCCCAGCGCCTCCGCCGCCTCGTCCAGGAGCTGCTCGAAATCGATCTTGTCGGCGGCGGCCGGCCTGACGGTCAGGACGCCCTGCGCGATGCTCATGAACCGCACCACGCCGCCCAGCCGCGCCTCCTCCTGCTGCCGCATGTGGAGCGTCGAGACGTACTCCGCCTGCCACTCGCCGCCCTCCATCCCCGGAGGCGTCTCCGGCAGCAGCCCCTTCTCGGCCATGATCCAGAAGCACGCCTCGACCAGCGGGTCGAAGAGGCCGTGGTTCATGTTCGTGAGGACCGGGCCCAGCAGGCTGATCTTCTCGCCGCTCATCTCCTCCACCTGCCGCGCCGTCATCTGCACGCCCGTGAAGTTGGCCGTGTTGAGGATCGCGTTGAAGAGGTCGGCGTAGAAGACGCGCCGCAGCCGCGCCTCCACCTGCTGGATCTTGTTCTCCACGCCCGACACGTCCGGAAGCGTGTCGAACAGGGGATGGACGCTCCGGTCGCGCCCCATGCTCTCCGGGTAGTACGTGATCCCGCCGGGGAACGTGTTGATGGCGGCGCCCGCCATCCCGTCAGGGGCCGCCATCGGCGGGTCCACGCGCTGCGCGACGCCCTTGAGGCTGTCGCTCTCCAGCCGGTACAGCTCCCGCGCCTCCGGCAGGCCGATCCGCCCCGGCCCGATCCCGTAGACGCCGTTCACCACGTCCCAGCGCGGGCAGAGGATGGGGTTGTAGGCGTAGCTGCGGATGTCGACGATCCCCGATGTGTCCGCCCCGCCGCCGCACGTCCCGCCCTCGTCCGTCCAGTAGACCGAGGCGAACGCCCGCGACGCGTCCAGGTCCGGGAACCGTTCCCGGTCCGCCGGGCACACCAGGTTCCACACCCGGGTCCGCTCCTCGTCCCGCCCGTTCTCCAGCGCCTCCAGCGCGCGGTCGGGCGCGCGGGTCTCCCCGAACTCCTCCACCAGCTCCCGCGCCGTCATGGAGACGCGCCGCAGGAGCACGTCGATCCGCCCGCGCCGCGTCGAGGCCGCCCACCACGCCCCCTCGTCGATCACGAGGATCTCGAGGATGTCCTGCGGATGCTCGCCCGTCACCAGCCCCGCGCTGCACGAGAAAAGCCCGGTGTGCAGGAACATCTGCCCCAGCGCCCCGTAGGCGTTCGAGTTGTTGAGCATCCAGGACATGCCCCTCGTCGCCTTGTCGAACCACTGCTTGTGCGCCGGGTTCTCCGCCTGCGTGTCATCGCCGGAGCCGCCGCGCTTGAGGCGGAACCACTGGCGGCTCTCGTTCGCCGTGCCGCTCTTGAGCGCCGCCGCCATGCGGTGCAGCTCCGTGCGCGGCGTGGAGGTCATGATCTTCCGGTCGCGCAGCGTTGCCGCGGCGGCCTCGGGATCGTCGTCCCCATCGTCGAGGGCGCGCGCCAGGTCCGGCTCGAAGTGCTCGGCCAGCTCCCGCCAGATCCCCTCGTGCGGCAGCCGCTCGCGCTTGAGCGAGGCCGCCCGCTTGTCCAGCCATCCCCGCAGCGCCGCCAGGTCTGTGTTGGGCCACAGCGTCATGCCGTCATTCCTTATGCGGCGGCCCCGCCGCCGCCGATCCTGTCGCCTCCCGCGTCGAACCGCGTGTAGGTCGAGGCCAGCCCCCGCCTCAGCGCCTGCTGCTGCGCCGCCGCGTCGCTCGCCTCGGCGGACTTCGCCGCCGCGTTCTTCATCGGCTCTTCCGGCGGGGCCGCCTTCGGGATGCTCGGTGAACTGCACATATCGACCTCCTCGTCAAATCTCGTCAAAGTTCCGCGTCACGCGATTCTTATCTCAATTCCCGGGCCGGAAAGCAATATGCTCGTTTTGGTTATCTTTTGTCGGTTTTGGTTCGGCGGACGCATCTCAACATTAAGACTTTGTAATGTTCTAATCCCGCCCGTACGGATTCCACTCCGAGTTGCTCCGCGCCGCCGCGCCCTGCCGCTCCCCCGGCGGCTTCGGGAACCGCATCCCCGCGCACGCCGGGTGCTTCACGTTCGCCAGCGCGTCCAGCATGTCGTCGTGCGCCGCCACCGGATACACCGAGTACTCGTCCGAAATGAAATCCTGCACCAGGTCGCGCGTGTCCCCGGAGACCGTCAGGTGGAGCAGCCGCCGCGGCAGCCAGAGCCGTCCCCCCTCGAACAGCGGCACCAGCCAGCCGATCCGGTCCGGCTTCGGCACGCTCTGCGGGATCTCCTCCACCGCGAACCGGTAGTTCTCCCGGTTCTGCACGTCCCGCACGTGCTGCACGTCGCTCATCGCGCCCACCTGCTCCCAGAAGACGCGCAGCGGCCGCCACTTCCGGTGCAGCGCGAACAGCGCCTCCGTCCGCTGCACCAGGTCCATCCGGTCGCGCACGATGTCGAGGACGTAATAGTTCCCGTCGCTCCCCAGGCCGACCACCCACATCGTCGTGTAGTCGTTGTTCTTCCGCTTCCCGTTCGCGCTGTCGATGATGATGTAGACGTTGAGCGCCCGCCTGTCCGGCTCGCGGTCGCAGAACATCAGCCAGCCGTCCTTGAAATACCGCACGCCCTCGCCCGTCGGCTCCTGCATCATCTGCGCGGCGTACGTCCGGCTGCCCATCGACGTCCGTATCTTCGCCAGTTCCGCCTCGCTCATGAGCGTCGGCCGGCCCTCCGCGTCCACGCACAGCCGCCGCCGCTCGCGGAAGACGCCGCGGTTGAGGATCTCCGCGTACGTGTCCTTCACGTGATAGCGCGTCCCCGCGTACCACGACCGCCCCCCCTCCGTCACCGTGAGCGCGAGCGACCGTTCCCACGCGTCCGTCGTCTTGCGGATGATCTCCGGCGACGTGACCGCGTCCGCTGTCACCACGTCGTCATAAATCAACAGCCGGAAGTGCCGCCCGACCGGCTGGCCGTCCGTCAGCCCGCTCCCGAACACCGTCGGTTCCGGCGGGTTCGCCCGGCGCTTCACGATCAGCCCCTTCTCCGCGCTCCAATTGAGCTTCGGGGTTTTTTGGTGCAGTATGTCCGGGAACAGCTCGCGGAGCGCGGGCTTTTCCAGCTCGCGCCGGATCTGGTCCACGAACGCCGTCGCCGTCGCCTTGTTGAACGACAGGATGCCGATGGTGGTCTCCGGGTCGCGCAGGATCTCCTGGATGCTCCCGGCCTGCGTGATGATGGAGCTTTTGAAGTGGAACCGGCTCCACAGGTCCAGCCGCCCCTCCGGCTCCGCCTCCACCTCCCGGCACCGCTCGAAGCACCAGCGGTTCGCCATGTCCGCGCGCCCGAGGACGCACGTGGCCAGGAAGTACCGGTCGCGCAGGCACAGCCACCGCACGGCGTCCAGCCCCTCCGCGCAGACGCCGCGGTAGAATCCGGCGATCCCCTCGAACGGCACGGCCCGCACCGTCCCGGACACCCAGCCGGTCGCGCCGCCCGTCATGTCGCCGCGCCCTCCGCCGCCGCGTCAGCCGCCGCCCGCGCCGCCAGCGCGGTCGCCAGCGCCTCCACGTTGCGCGCGACGCTCTCCGCCGCCGCGCCCCCCGCCCGCACCGTCACGTCCCGTTTCTCCGGCGCGGCCAGCCCGAGCGACCGGTCCAGGTCCCGCATGGCCTCCAGCGCCAGCTTCTTGTGGCAGGTGTTCTTGGTCTTCTCGAAGATCTCGACCCGCGCCGCCGTGATCCGCGCCTTCAGCGCCTCCGCGTCCATGCCCGCGCGGTGCGCGAGGTTCTCCGTCATCCACGCCAGCCGCGCCCGGACCTCCGGCCGGGCCGCCAGCCGCGCCGCGTTCGCCCGCGCCGCCCGTCGGCTCGCCGTCCTGGGGAACGCCGCCAGGTAAGCGTCCGTCGCGCTCTGCGGGTCCGCCCCCGCCCAGCCCGTCGCCTCCGCGCAGAACGCCTCCCACCGCCGCTTCTCCAGCGGCTCCGACCCGTCCGCGGCGGGTCGCCTCGTCGCGCCTTCGATCATCTGATCACGGATCCTTCCGTTTGCGCGGGCCGCCCGCGATCAGCGCGTCGATCCTGTCTGCAAGGCATCCCGTGAGATAGTCGTCGATGTGCATCCACGTCCGGCACAGCATCGCCAGCGTCTGCACCAGTTCCGCGCGGGCGGCGGCGCGGTCCCCCTTGCGCGCCGCCTCAAAGAACTCCAGCAGCTCCTCGCAGATCACGCTGTAGGCCGTCGAGGTCCCCATCTCGTTGGTCAGCCGCACACGGCCGAGCTGCCTGTCCAGTTCGAGTTGGTTGAACGGGTATATCCCGTCCTGGAACCGGGGGGATTTCACGCACGCCCGCTCCAGCTCCTTCCCGGCGTCGCGGAAAAGCTCCGCAAGCTCGGCTTTATCGATCCTTGTTTCCAGTATCCTTGCCATGTTTTAACCCTTCTCTTCGTTGTTTTCGTCGCAGCACCTTTTCTCAACGGCCTCGCAGATCGCCTGTTTCCCGGCCGGCCCCGCGATGACCACGCCGGACTCGAACCGGAACGCCAGCTTCCGCCGAGGCGACAGCCAGCCCGGCGCCGCCACGGCGCACTCCAGGACCGGCACGGCCTCCTCTTCCGGCTCGCCGCAGATGAGGCAGCCCTCTTCATAATCCGGGAACACCCCGACCACTTCCGCGCCGTCATCCAGCATCGGGTCGGCCATAACCGCCTTGAGTTCTCCAACCGTCATAATCCGTGTCCTTTCGTGCTCACGCCCGTCACCAGTTCATCCACAGCACTTCCGTCCTTTTCACCGCCTTCTCGCCGCGCGCCGCCCGCTCCGCCCGCCGCCAGCCTGCGAGCGCGTCGTTGTACATCGGGCACGCGTAGCCGCTGACCGCCACCCGCGCCCTCACGCGCTCCCCGGTGATGGCGTCCAGCAGGGCCAGGTGGTCCGCCTCCTCGAATTCCAGCGCGTAGCCGTGGCCCCTGCACCGCGTGCTCCGGGGATAAGGCGGGTCGAGGTAGACCAGCGCAGCAGGGTCGTCCAGGTGGCGCGCCGCCGTCCCCGCCCAGCCATCACAGACAATTTCCGCTTTTGCCAGCTTCTCCCCGATCGCGGGGAGGTGGTCGTCGACGAGCCTGCGGAACGTCTCCACGCGCCCCGCGAAGCCGCAGCGGTCGCGGCCTCCGGTCGAGAGGGTATACCTGCCCTTCCGGGACCCGCAGGAAATGCCGCCGAACGACCAGTGGGACAGCAGGAAGAAAGCGTCCGCGCGGTTGGCAGCGCGAGGATCAGAGAGCGCGTCACGCCATACGCCGAAGGCGTCGGCCCACAGATCCGGGTCTCGCGGCAGGCACTCGAAACCGGACAGGCACAGCAACCCCAGGGACGCCCGACGCAGAACGTTGACCAGCAGCGGGTCGGCGTCGGACAGCACCGACCGTTCCGCTAGCGGCTTGCGCAGGAACACGCTCGCCGCCCCCGCGAACGGCTCCACGTAGACGCGGTGCTCCGGGAAATGCGAGATGATCCACGGCGCGGCGCGCCATTTCCCGCCGTAGTACCGCAGCAGCGGCCGCCTGACCTGGCGGTCGACGCCCGTCCCGCCGCCCGCGCTATCGTTTGCTATCACTTTCAGCCTCCGTTTCCGTTTCCGCGTCGAAATCATCGAAATCCACCATCTCCGCCAGCCGCAGCAGGATCCCCTCGCGGTCGGCCTTCACCCGCCGCAGCAGGTCGTCCGGCGGCCTGCCCGCCGTCAAGAGCGGGCGGAGCTGACCCCGCCGGGGGCGGAACACCACCCCCGCCTCCACGCACTCGTCGATCAGCGCGTCGATCCTGTCTACAAGGCATCCCATCCGCTGTCCTCCGCCGGGCCGCGCGGCCCCCCGGCCCCTTCCGTCTCTCTTTCTCCCTCCCCTCCAAGCAAATTTTGCGATGTGGGGGGTGTGGGGGGTGAGGGGTCGGGCGCGCGCGCACCCCCGCCCGTCACCGCGTTAAAGGTGGAAACCCCCTCCACCCCCCACATTGTGGGGGATTGCAGGGACGGAGGCAGCGCCGCCAGCGCGTACTGCTGGATGCCGCCGTGGTTTTTCAGCGGCCAGGTGAGGCCGAACGCGCTCTCCAGGTTCTGCTGCAGGTGGTCTTTGAGCGCCTTGCCCATGCGCACCTTCGTCCATTTCTCCCCGTCGAACCCCTCGCACCGCGCCGTCAGGGCCTCGTGCATGTCCGTCATCGACCCCTTGAAGCCCGTCGCGCCGAACGCCTCGACCAGAAACTCGCCCAGCGCGTCGTTCCTCAGCGAGAAGACCGCCTTCGACTGCTGGGTGTCGCCGAGCAGCGCCTCGGCCTCCTCCTGGCACCCGATCGCCCGCGCCAGCCGCCACGCCGTCCGCGCCCATCCGGGGTGGCGCGGGTTCATCCCGGCGGGCGGCTCCGCCCTGTCCGCCAGCGCCCGGCACCAGGCGCGGCAGAGCCACGTCAGCCCCGCGTCGCGCGCCTCGTCCACCTCGTTCGACAGGTCGCCCTCGTCGCGCGTTGCCTTGTCGCCGCGCGGCAGGATCTCCACCGGCAGCAGACGGTCGGCCACCGTGAAGTCCGCCGCGAAGTACGGCCTGACCCCCGTGACGGCGACCCAGCACCGCGCCCGCTGCGTGACAAGCTCGGTGTCCTTGTAGTGCATGCGCTTGGTGTAGCTCGCCCCGGTCGCCACCGTGCAGAGGCACCCGTTCAGCCACGGCACGAACTGGTCCGCGTTGTCCAGGCAGAACATGCCCCCCGAGTCGGCCGCCGTCCAGAAGTTGTCCATCTTGTAGTCCCGGTCGATCATCTGCGCCCGGTCCGGGATCCCGTAGAGCCGCTGTATCATCCGCGCCACCATGGTCTTGCCGCCCCGCCCCTTCCCCGCCAGCAGCAGGACGGGCTTGGTCATGCCGGGGTGGAGCGGCATCGAAGCGCACCACAGCTCGGCGATCAGACCCGCCCCGCGCTTGACGGTCTTCATCCCGCTGAACACGGTGCATCGCGCGAACGGGTTCTCGCCCCCCCCCTCCAGCAGTGTCCACGGCGCGCACTCATGACCCTCCAGGAAGAGGACTCCGTCCGTCCCGTTGTCCACCGTCGCCGCCCCCTCCGGCGTGCAGCGCACCACCCGCCCGTCCCCGCAAGAGACATACACCGCGTTCCCTTTCCTGCACCAGTACTTCTCCGGCACGATCCCCCGCGTCGCGCTCCCCGCCAGCGCCTCGCTCGCGACGCGGGCGAGCAGCAGTTTGAAGGTCGCGCTGGCCGCGTTGACCTGTGTCGACACCGACAGCCACGCTTTGAAGGCGTCCCGCCCTGTGTAGTACAGCGTCTTGGTCACGGCGTCGAAGTAGAGCGAGGTGGACTCCGTTTTCGCCTCCAGGTTGTAGTAGAGCCTCCCGCGCCGCGCCAGCCACTCCATCAGCGCCGCCTCGAGCACCTTCTGGCGCGAGTTCTTGTCCAGATTGCTGTTCCCGTACGCCGCCACGAACGCCCCCCGCAGCGCCGCCACCGAGCGCGGGTCGTCGTCCGGCAGCGTCCCGGCACCCCCCACAGGGGCGGCTTTTTCCGGAGGGGGGGCGGGGGAGGGCGGGGGAGCGCCGCCGCCTCCGGCGGCGGGAGAGGGAGCGGCGGCCGGCCCTCCTTGGGCCGGCCCTCCTGTCCCGGCGTCAGCGCCCCCGCCGGAACCGCCGTGCAGCGCCTCCCGTATCTCCCCCTCGGCGAAGCCCGCGTCCAGGAGCATCCCCAGCGCGTCCGGCGGCTCCCAGGGCGGCGCGGAGCGCGCCGCCGCCCGGAGCCCCTCCGCCGTCCCGCCCAGGTCGAACCACTCCGCCGGCCCCGCGGGTTCGCGCCCGGCGATCTCCGGCAGCCTCATGCACCGCACCCGCTCCGGCGGGCGCGACGCGCAGACCGCCGCCCGCGCCTGCTCCGCCCGCAGCGTCTCCGCGCGGTCCGCCAGCGCGCGCTGCACCGTCAGCCGGCCGCGCCCCGGCCTGTCGCGGCCGCAGACCACGACGACGAGCTGGAACCCCTCCAGCCAGCCGTTCCACTCCGGCATCCACCCGTCCCGGCCCTTCTCCCGCGCCGTGCACGTCGCCGGGATCCCGCGCTCCCAGAGCGCGTCCGCGTCCTCCTCCGCCGGGACGATCCACACCCCCGCCCCCCAGGACGCCTCCCGCCCCGCCTCCAGCAGGTCGGGCAGCCGGTAGGGCAGGGGCGCGACGCCCCACTTCGCCCTGCCGAACCGCCACTTCGTCGGGTCCTTCGGGTCCGGGCAGCGCACGATCCTGCTCCCGTCCGCCCGCCGCGCCGCCTGGTAGACGATCTCCTTCTCCGCGTTGCGGTAGTTGTGCCGCGCCACGATCTCCGGCGGCGGTCTCCGCCCCCTCTTCCCGCGCTCTTCCATTCTACCGCCGCGCCTTTTCCTTCCGCTGCCACTCCGCGCGGATCTCCAGCGCCCGCGTCGCGACGCGCACCGCGTCCAGCGCCGCCAGCGCCTCCAGCGCCTCCGCCTCCCGGCCCCACGCCGCCAGCTCGCCGTTCTGGCGCGCCTCCCGCAGCAGGTAGGCGGCGGAGACCTCGCCAGGGCGCGGGAAGCCCTCCTTGACGGACGACCACAACGAGCGGGCGCGCCCGTCCTCGCGCGTCTTCGCCGCCCGCGCCAGCGCGGCCCCGCGCCCCGCCGGGCCGTAGGCCGACGGGCTGACGCCGTAGACCGACGCCAGCGCCGCCAGGGCGGGCCAGTCCGGCGCCGCGCACGCCGCCGCCAGGCCGAAGACCGCCTCCGCGTGCGCCGCCGCCGTGATGTCCTTCTCGGAGGGCGGCTTCGGCCGCCTCTCCGCCTGCGGCTTCGGGGCCCAGCGCACCATCCCCGCCTCCGGCCCGTCCGTGATCAGCACCGGCACCGGGTGCGCCGCGTCGCGCTCCGCCGCGTAGGTGTAGGCCGCGCCTCCCTTAGCCTCCAGGACCGCCCCGTGCGCGTGCCGGAGTTCCGCCCGCTGCTCCCGCACGTAGAGCTTCAGCTTGAGGCCCCAGCACTCCGGGTCCATGCACCGCGCGTCCGGGCTGCCGTCCGGGGCGGCGTCCCCGCCGCCGAAGAGGTCCGGCCCGCCCTCCTCGGCGTCCGACCGCTTCGCGCAGCCCCGGCACCACTCCCCGTGCCGCTCCGCCCACGGCGCGGCCGACAGCCTGTGCTCCATCTCGGCCACCAGCGCCCGCAGCGCCTCCGGCCTCCCGGACACCAGCTCCGGGTCGCCGCCGCTCTCCACCGCGTACAGCACCTTCGCGGAGACCCCCTCCGGCAACCGCGCCGCCAGCTCGACGATCTCCGGCCCCCAGCCCTTTCCCGCCACGTATGCCCGCCACGCCGGCGGCAGCCGCGCCATGGCGCGCCGCCGGGCCACGAACCGCTCGCTCACCCCCAGCATCGCCGCCACCGCCGCCGGCGCGTGCCCGCGCCCGAGCAGCCGCGCCACGCCGTCCGCCTCCTCCAGCGGCGTCAGGTTCTTCCGCTGGAGGTTCTCCACGTTGAGCGCCGTCTCCGCCTGGGCGTCCGTCATGTCGCGCGCGTCGCACGGCACCGGCTCGCCCGGCCGCGCCGCCCGCCACGCCGCCAGCCGCCGGTGCCCCGCCACCAGCTCGTAGTTCCCGCCGCCGAGCGGCCGCACCACCAGCCGCTGGAGGAGCCCGTTGGCCTTGATCGACTCCGCCAGCTCCCGGATGCCGTCGCCGTCCGGGCCGGTCCGCCCCCGCGTCTGGAACGGGCTCCCCGCGATCCGCCCCGGGTCCAGCAGCAGCGCCTCCCCCGGCGGCGCGGCGTCGGGCGGCGCGGCCGTCCGCTCCGCCGCCCGTGTCGCCGCGTCCGCTCCGTCCTCATCCGTCTCCGGCCCTGCCGTGGCGGAGGGCGCGGGCTCGCCCGCGCCGCCGGTCGACGCATCCGCCAGCCGCTTGAACACGACAGCGGCGCACTCCTTTTTAACACAAAAACACAGCGGCACGCCGTCCTCGCGTGCCGGGCACGGGCCGTCCGCGAAGCAGCACGCTTTCACGCACATCCCTTCGGAGTCCTCCATCTCCACCGCCCTGTACTCGCTCCCGTCCGGCCCGCGCAGCACCGCGAGCGTCCCGTCCGCGCGCCCCGGCGTCGCCTCCAGCGTCCAGGCTGCGCCGTCCGCCTCCTCCGTTGCGCTCGTTCCCGTCGCCGGCAGCCGCGCCAGCTCCTTCTCCGCCCACCTGACCACCTTCATCGCGCCCGCCTTCCCGTTGTCGGCGTCGCCGCGCAATGCCCGCATCACCTCGCGCAGCCCCGCCGCCAACGCCGCCGCCCGCGTCCCGTGCGTCCTGTTCTTCTCCGACAGCGGCCCGCAACCCCCGTGCCCATCGGCCAGGAATTCCGCCTTGCACAGCCAGCAGCCGGGCCGCACCTCCAGCGTCAGCACGCGCGCGCTCACGCGTCCGCTTTTGAAATCGATCCCGGACGCCCCCTCCTCCGGGTACACCCCGTGCTCGTTGGGGACGGGCCAGCCGGCCCCAGGGTCGAACGCCGCGACCTCCGCCGGCTCCTCCGCCACCGTCACCGCGCCCGCATCCCTCTCCGCCTTCTTCATGGTCTTTCCCTTTCCCTTTCGCCATCCAGTGCCAGTCGGCGCGTTCACGCGCCGCTCCGCATACGCCCCCAGCACCGCCACCCGCCCCTGCGAGAGCGTCCAGCCCTTCCGCCAGATCACGCCGGCCCGCTCCATCTGCTCCACGAGCTCCGCGGCATCCGCCCGCAGCCCGCCCCGCGCCTTCATCCGCGCCAGGACGGCGCGGCGCAGTTTCAGCCCCTTTGCGTGGGGCCACTTGTCGGACCCCGCGGCGGCGCGGGCCCGGGCCGCGTCCCCGTCCAGCCCGTCCCTCTCCGCCTCGGCCCAGGCCAGGTGCCCGTGGCAGAGCGTCAGGTTGTCCTCCGCCCGCATCGAACAGTAAACGGCGCCGTCGCGCCAGATGCGCCGCCTGTACATCCTGATCTTGCGCTGCCACTCCGCGATCTCCGCGCCGATGTCGCGGGCCTGCGCCTTCCTCTTTCCCACGGCCTCCTCCTCCCGTCACTCCGCCTCCCGGAACCCGCCCCGCCCCGCCCAGGCGTCCAGCGCCCGCTGCATGGACGCGCGGTCCGGCCGCGGCCCCAGCCTGTCCAGGAACCGCGGCGGCAGGCCGCGCCCGCGCCCGACCGCCCACCACAGGCCCCCCGCGCCCGCCCGCTCCGCGCGGAACACCCGCCCGTAGGCCGCGTACGCCCTCGGCGGCGGCCCGCCGTCCCCCGCCCGGCGCGTCCGGCGGGCGCGCCGGCGCGCCTCCAGCGCCAGCAGCGCCCCCGCGTACCCCGCGTCACTCCCGTCCGCCAGCGTCCATCCCATGGCCGTCCCTCCGTTATTCCGCCGCCCCGCGGAAGCCCTGCATCCCGTGCCGGACGCCGCCCGACGGCCGCGCGTGCCGGTGCCCCGCCACGCCGCCCGCCGCCAGGCTCCGCGCCACGAACGCCTCCCACTCCTGGGGGCGCACCCGGTACGAGTTCCCGCCCAGCTTGACGCCCCTGAGCGCCCCGCTCTTGATCAGGCGCGTCACGTAGCGCGTGGGCTTGCGCAGCAGGAGCGCCATGTCCGCCACCGTCAGCATCGCCTCGAACCCCTTCACCCGCTGCCTCTCGACCGCGGCCGTCACCGCCACCGCTTCCATCCTTCCGCCTCCTTCCCTTCTTTAAAAGCGCAGTGCGATCCACACCCACAGCGCCCCGAACGCCGCCCCGCACAGCCACGCCCACAGCGCCAGCCACAGGCACCCCCGGAGCGTCCCGCCCGCGCTCACGCCCCGCCCTCCGCCGCCGCCGGCGGCTCGAAATACACCAGCGGCGAGAGCCCCGCCGGCAGCGTGAAACCCGCCGCGCCCCGGTGCCCGCCGCCGCCGTGCCGCGCCGCGAACTCCCCGCAATGCACGTCCCCGTGCCCGTTCTCATACAGGTGGACCTTCCACTTGTCGCGGTCGAACCCCCACAGGATCCGCATCCGGTGCTCCGGCCGCGCGTATGCGTCCAGGACCAGGCTGCCGCCCCGCGCGTTCGCCGCGCAGCAGAGGCCCACGCCCTCCACCTCGCAGTCGTACCCCGCCGCCAGCGCCGTCCGGCGGCTGTTCTCCCGCTCGAACCGCAGGCAGGTCGCGCCGTCCGCCAGGACCGCGTGCAGCGCGATGCCGGTCGCCGGCCCCCCGCCCAGCAGCTCCTGCCAGAGCCCCTCCTCGTCCGTCCCGTCGGGATCCGTCCGCGACAGCCGCAGCCCGTACTGGAACGGCAATATCCGCGACTCCCACGCCTCCGCGTCGCCCCGGTCGAACACGTCGTACCGCCCCAGCATCCGCACCGCCGCCGGCTCGTCCCTGCCCGGGAAGAAGTGCCGCCACGCCAGCCTGCACGCCGCCGTGCCGACCTTGCGCAGGCCCGCGATCCTCCGGCACGGCTCCCCGGCCGAGCGGATCGCCGTCTCGTGGTGGTCGATCCAGACCAGGCCGCCGCCGTGCAGTTCCTCCATCGCCTGCAGCGCGAGCCAGGCCTCCCCCTCCGGCGTGAAGTCACAAACCACCGCCATCGAGTCCGGCCCGGCCCCGCACAGCCAGTCGACGTCGTCCCCGTAGTCCACCCCGTGCGGCACATACTCATGCCCGTTCAGCCCGCACCACCTGCGCACGATCGCGCCCGAGCAGTGCCCGTCCAGGTCCGCCCGGTGGTAGAAGCAATGCACCTTCATTCCAGGCCCCCTTCCGCCGCGGCTTCCCTGCGCTTGTCGTCGGTGGTCATGAAAGGGCGGCTTTCCCGCGACCGCATGGCCCGTTCCTTCCGCGCGGCGTGGGCGAGCGCGAACGCCTCGTCCGACAGCTCGCACCAATGGCACCCTGCCTCCGAGCGGTCAGCCGCCACGATGCGGCCGAACCTCACGAAGCCCTCCCTGTTCCACCGCTCCGCAGTGTCATGGTCGGCCTTGTTCATCCGTCTGCCGTCGACCCGCCCCGAGTGGTCCACCTCCCGCGTCTCGAGGTAGAGCAGCAGGGCTCGTTCATCCCGCGTCATTTCCTGCACCTTCACCCCGGGCCTCCTTCCGCTCCCAGCGCCTCCAGCCGCGCCGCCTCCGCCTCCATCGTCGCCGCGCGGACGCGGGCCTCCTCCCGGACCGCCAGCGCCCGCGCCCGCAGGCAGTCCGCGTCCGACCGGAGCGCCAGGTCGTCCAGCGCCTCCTGGGCCGTCGGCCCGTACCCGCGGATGTCGCTGTCGGCGGCCTCGGCCGTCCACGTCCGCGCGTCGCCGCCGATCCCCGGCACCCGCAGCCGGAGCACGATGTCCGGGACCGGCCCCGCAGGGTTCTCCCGCCGCCACGCCTCGACGATCTCGCCGCACGCCCGCGCCGCGGCCTCCAGCGCCGCCGCGTCCGTCTTGCCTATCACGATCTTCTTCATGGCCTTTTCCCTTTCCGTGTGTCCTGTGTGTTCCGTGGTTCCCTTTCCGTCCCGCCGGCCCCGCCGCCCACCGTCGGCGGCAGCCCCTTCCGGTGCCGCCCCAGCGCGTCCCCGCGCACCCGCACCACCGCCGGCACCTCCGTGTCCGGCTTCAGGCCCCGCGCCCGCGCCGCCGTCAGCGGCCGCCCGCGCGAGTCCAGGCACAGCGTCTCGAACCCCGCCGCCCGCAGCGCCTCCGCGATCATCCGGCACGCCCACTCCTGGCACTGCCCCACCGAGCCGCTCACCGTCACGTGCAGGATGCTCCCGTTCGTGTGCACCCTCACGTCCCGCCTCAGCGTCATCTCGCCGCTCATGGCCGGGCCTTTCCCTTCCCTGCGCGCGTCTTGGCGTCCGCCTTGGCGAACGCGCCGAGCAGCCGCGCCAGGTCTTCGCTCCGCCGGGCCCTCTCCCTCAAATGCGCCGCGTATTCCCGGCGGTCGTCCGCCTCGTCCGCCACGCTGTTGCGGCTCCCGGACAGCTCCTGGCGGACGACCACCGCGACGGCCTCGTCGCACGCGCATCCCGTCTCCCCGTCCGGCCCCGGGTTCCCGTCGCAGTCTATGCTGAAGACGCGGTACCCCTTGTCCGCCAGCGCGGCGGCGACCAGTCCCGCCGCCACGCTCTTGCCCGCTCCGGCGGCACCCCTGATGACGATCTCGAGGCACGCGTCGGCCTCCCGCACATGTTCCGGCCTCATGGTGTTCCCCTTTCCTTATCCCGCATTCAGTCCTGTGCCGCGCGTTCACGCGCGGGCCGCCTCCTGCACGATGGGGGCCAGGCTGCACGTCCCGTCCGGGCGCACCGCGCACAAACTCGTTATCCGGCTGCGGTATTCCGCCGGCGTCACATGGAAGAACGGGCGCGCTTGGAAGCGTTTCACGATCCCCAGCGCCTGGGCCTTCGTGTGCAGGCTCTCCGTCCCGTCCGCCCGCCTCATCAGATACAGCTTGGTTGTCATACCCGCCTTCCTTCCTTGCCCTCCCGGGCTTTTCGGTTTATCCTGTAAACGTCTGTTTTGGTTCAACGGCGCGTTTATACTACTGTTAGTTCTAACAGTCAATACCAAAGGTTCTAAAAAGTGAAAAAAAGTTTCGGCGACAGATTGAAAGAGCGGCGAGGAACACGGTCTCAAGGGGAAATGGCCAGTATCTTCGGCGTTTCCCAGTCAGCCTACAGCGCATGGGAACGAGGCGTAAAAGAGCCTTCAATTATTACCATATGTTCTATTTGCAACCACTTTGGCATTTCCGCCGATTGGCTGCTCGGCCTGTCGGACGCGGCGTCCGCGTCCGTCCCCGCCGCGCGGGCGGAACCGGCGGGGGAGTCCGAAGCCTACTGGCGCGATCTCGTCGCCAGCCAGCAGGCCGTGATCCGCGACCTCGCCGCCGCGCTGGCGGCGGGGCGAGCGGGGCCTGCCGTTGCCCCCGCTGGTGGGCGCGCTGCCACGAAAACTGCGTGAGGGGATAGAGGAGGTGCCCGGTGTCGGCTATGGAGATCCTGTCTTCGCATGGGCCTTGCCTTGTCGCTTTGGCGGTCGCAGTCATCGCGCTCGGCACGGTGGCGGCCGCGTTTTGCGTTGTCAGAGTGAAGGCCAAGACTGACATAAAAGCGAGGGCCTCCGTGCTGTCGGAGTGCTTTGCGAAAATCTCCGGTTCCGAAGTGTTGCGCGGCCGGATGGAAGCCGACCTGTCAAACGCCCGCGCTGAAATCACGGGATTGTCATCCGGACTTTCCGCCGCCGAAGCCTCTTTGCGCCGCGAGACCGAGGCGTTGCGAAAATGCGGGGCCGACCTTGAGAACCTCCGCGCCGAATCCAGCGAAGCCGTCGCGAAAGCGGAACGCCTGACCGCCGAATGCTGCGCCCTCCGCCTTCGGGAAGACACCGTGATCCAATGGCGGACACGCGGGATCATCATGACCCCGGAATTCAAAACCGCGCTGGAGGCCGTCCTCGATCCCGTTGACCGGAGCCCTGTTTTCATTTCCGGCCCCGCCGGCACCGGGAAAAGCGTGCTGATCGGGTTGATCCAGTCGAACCTTCCCGCTGGTTGCGCCGTCGCCGCCCCGTTCGGCTTGGCGGCCAATAACGTCGGCGGGCAAACCGTCCACTCCCTCCTTCAGTTCCCGCCGGCCTACCGGCCCCGTTCCCGGCTTCTTTCTTCCGACCCAGGCGTCAGACTTTTGAAGGCCATGAAAATCCTTGTCATCGACGAGGCGTCCACCCTTTCCGCCCATCTCGCGGACGCGATAGATGACACTCTCCGGGAAGGTCGCGGGGAGGACGCTCCTTTCGGCGGCTGCAAGCTCGTTTTTGTCGGCGACCTCGCCCAACTTCCCCCTGTGTACGACGATGACGACCACCCGGAAAATCAAGCCGCCTACGGCCAGCCCGATCCGTTCTTTTTTGCGGCTCACGCTTTCAATGCGCACCCCCCGCTCCGATTCCGCCTCAGCCATGTCTTCCGCCAGTCCGACATCGCCTTTGCCGACACTCTCAACCGTATCCGCACGGGAGACCACACCGAAGCCGACATCGCGTATCTCAACCTGCGGCACAAACACGCAGACCTCGGGAAGCCCCTGACGCAACGCACGACCGTCTATCCGAGAAACACGAATGTTGACGCGCTCAACAACACCTGTCTTGACGGCATCCAAACCCCGCTTCACACCTTCACGGCGGAAACGTCAGGGCGCGTCACGCCCGCCCAGCTTGAGAACGGGAGATATCCGCGAGTGCTCAATGTCAAGAAAGGTGCCCGCGTCATGATCCTCGACAATGCCGGGCAATCCTACAGCAACGGGACCATCGGCACCGTTGCCGGCATAAACCCTGCGTCTAAAACCATCCAAGTGGTGACGCGGAACGGAGAGTTTTCAATCACCCCGAGCGAGCAGAAAATCCTGGCGGCATCTTGCGTCGGCGGCGAAGTCGTCACGGAGCAAAAGGGGAGCATCATTCAGTTTCCTTTAAAGCTCGCCTGGGCGGTCACCGTTCACAAAGCGCAGGGGCAGACTTTTGAAGAAGCCTACATAGACCCCGCCGGGATGTTTGCCGGCGGGCAGGCGTATGTTGCTTTGAGCAGGGTGAAAGAACCCGGAGGCCTTCATCTTCTCTCGCCGTTGATGAGTCATCACATCTTAACCAACCAGACGCTGAAACGTGATGGATGGTTGTAATCGCACCCAGGAAGGAACCCCCGAATGAACACACCCGCACCCGACAAAGCCCCCGCCGCAACCGCCCTCGCCCTCGCCGCGCTGCTGTGCGCGTCCGGCTGCGTCACGCGCCTGGCCGACCTCACCGTCTGCTCCACCAAGAACATGGACATCAAGCGCACCCTCCACCGCGTCGACGAGACCGTCCGCACCGACGGCAGGGACAGGCGCCACATCATCATCCTCTTCCCCACCGGCATCCCGAACATGAAGGAGGCCTGCGACAGGGCCATCGAGAAATGCCCCGGCGCGGTCGGCCTCTCCAACGCCACCCTCGAGTACGCCTGGTGGTACATCCCGTACATCTACGGCCAGTTCTGGTACACCGTCGAGGGCAACCCCGTCTTCGAGGCCGCCCCCCAGCCCTGAAAGGAACCCCCGAATGAACACACACACGGAAAAGACCCGCACCCCCGCGGCCTCCCCGGCACCCGCCGCGCCCCGCTCGCTCCTCGCGTCCCTGCGGGCCTCCGGCGCGGGGAAGCAAGAACTCACGCCGTGGATGCCGCCGCTCGCGCTCCTCGCGGCCGCCGCGCACAACGTCTCCCTCGGCCGGGCCGGGTTCCCCGAGCGCATCCGCGACTACGCCGCCGACCCCGCGTCCGGCGTCCCCCGCGAGCATCTGCTGCTCTCCGGCCTCGCCGGCATCATCTCCGCCCGCGTCTTCGCCAGGCTCTACGGCGGCGGCCCGGACGCGCCCGCCGGCGACGGCGCGGAGATCACCGACGCCCGCGACATCGACCCCTACGTCGACACCCTCGCCCCCCACGCCGAGACCCTCTTCGTGGCCGACCCGCCCACCCGCGCGCTGGCCGCCTCGCGGGTGGTCGCCTACGCCATGATCGAGGCGCTCGTGCGCAACCTGCTCGACTACGAAGACCTCGAGCACCGGTACAGCCGCGGGCTGATCGACGGCGAACAGTACCGCTCCTCCCTGGAGGCGTTCCGGCCGCCTCCCCCGCGCCGCCGCCCAGAAGCAGCCGTGAGCGCCCCGCGAACCCCCTCCCGCTCCGTCCGTTGACACACGGTACGGACTTGACTCCCCGCCCCCGCCCGTGCCACAATACGCGCCGTCGAACCAAAACGGGCGGAAAGGAGCGACGATGGGAAAAGAACTGAAACGCATGGCCGGGGCGTTCCTCGAGGGCGTGTCCTCGTTCGCCTCGTTCCCCACGGCCCCCGCGCCGCGCAGGCCCCCGCGCAGGCCCCCGCGCGGCGTCGGGCGGCACTTCGCCGCCGTCGGCGCGCGCATGAGGCTCGCCGCCGAGCGGCTGGAGGCCGCCGGCCGTGGGTAAGCCGGGGCCTGGCCAGCAGGCCATCCACGCCAAGAGCGGCGAGAACTCACTGTCGATCTACCAGAGCGCCATCCCCTCGCCGGAGATCGCCGCCGGATGGGAGCAGGCCTGTCCCGGCGCGGCCGACCGCATCCTCGCCATGGTCGAGAAGGAGCTGGACAACGACCGCCGGATCGGGCGCTCCGAATGCCGCCGCCAGACGGCGGCCCATCTCACCGGCATGTTTTTCGGCTTCGTCCTCTGCCTCGCCGCGATGGGCGGCGGGGTCTACCTGATCGCGGCCGGCAAGAACGCGCAGGGGCTGGTCGCCCTGGTCTCGGCCCTCGTCATGGTGGCCGCGTCCCTCGCGAAGGGCGGCAGGTAGCCGCCGCCCGGGAGGCCCCCGCCCGTGACCTCCAGACCCGCCAAGAAGCCCCGCCGCCGCGCCCCCTCCGTCCGCTACGGCCCGGGCCGCTACCGCCCCGCCCCGAACGGCCGCGGCTTCGACGCCTGCATCTGCCGGCGCTACCGCCAGATCCGCGCCCGCCTGCCGGACGAGGACTCCGCCCGCGCCTGGATCGACGCGCAGGAGACGGCCCTCAGGCTCTCCCGCCCGCCCCTCACCCGCGCGCAGATGCTCGACGCGCAGGACGCCCTCGCCGCCCTGCCGCCCGGCGCGACCCTGCTCCGGGCGGCCCGCGCCCTGGCCGCCGCCTCCTCCCTCCCCGCCGTGCCCCTGCCCAACGCCGCCGCCCGCTTCCTGGAGGGCCGCCGCCACGGCGCCGTGCCCCTGACCGTGCGCGGCTACCGCCTCGCCCTCCGCGCCCTGGAGGCCGCCTGCGGCCCGGCCCCGGTCTCCGCCGTCATCCCCGCCCACGTCGAGCGGGCCCTCGGCGGCCGGCGCGGCGTCACCCGCAACAACCTCCTGCGCCACCTGGCGACCTTCTTCCGCTGGGCCGTCCGCGAAGGCATCGCCGCCGGCAACCCGGCCCTCGCCGTGCCCCGCGCCCGCGCCCCCGAGCCGCCGCGCGGCATCCTCCCCGTGCCCCAGGCCGCGGCCCTCATGCGCCTGGCCGAGGAGAAACGCCCCGCGCTCGTCCCGTACCTGGCGCTCGGGCTCTTCGCCGGGATCCGCCCCGCCGAGCTGGCCCGGCTCGACCCCGCCCGCATCGGCCGCGAGTGGATCGTGATCGACGGGGCCGTGGCCAAGACCGCCGACCACCGCACCGTCCCCGTCCGGCCCAACCTGCGCGCGTGGCTCGACGCCTACCCGCCCGCCAGGCCGATCCCGCCCCTCTCCCAGAAGCACCTCTACGGGGCCGTCCGCGCCCTGCGCCTGGCCTCCCTCAAACTCCCCGACGGGGCGTCCCATATCCCCTCCTGGCCCTCCGACTGCATGCGGCACAGCTACGCCAGCTACGCCTACGACCTCACGCGCGACGCCGCGCTGGTGGCCAGCGAGATGGGCCACCGCGGCACGGACATCTTCTTCCGGCACTACCGGGGCCTGGTGGCTCCCGGCGACGGGGAGAAATTCTTCGCCATCGTTCCGGATTCTTCAACGAAGGTCATAACACGTTGA